CCCACCTTCGGTATGCGCCAAATTCGTGACACTTTTTGAGATAACCGTAATTGGTTTAGTTTCTTCCGTCTCTCTAGAGAACCCGAACCAACTAAGTACCGCCTCAGCGCCACGCGCCACTGTACCTACTGTTGCCGCCATTGCACCGATAACAGGAATCTTGGACGCCGCCTCTGCAACACTGGCAATCTGGCCAGCCATAGCTGAACCTCGCCCTTCTCCAATGGCAGCATGTACACGAGGGGCATGGGATTTCATTGCAGCATTCGCAACTAGCTTCTTACTTTGGAGGTAAGGTACTGTAAGATCGTATCCAGGTAGGAGACTGGCATAGAACCGAATATTACCTTGAACTGCTCCGGCGCCTAGTCCACTTGTAACAGGGGATATGCAACTAATGTAAATACTCCACATGTCATTAGGTAGGGTGCCAATATTGCTGTTGAGAGCAGCAACATCGTAAGGCCAAATAAACGGTAATTGCAAAACAAAGTTTTCACTTGAGCTACAATCAATTTGGGCGTAGTGATCCAATTGCATGCAATTTTGAAATCGCAAAGCAGTGGACACCTGAGTACTGTCCAAGGTGGGTCCTCCATTGGGGTAAGCAGTGATCACATAACGCCCAGCTGTCCCTACAGGAACTTGAGGTACGCCAATAACTTGCAAAGTTCCACTAATGTAGGAATAATTTGATACTTTAGCGGCAATCACTGTATTGGCCAAAAACAGACCCCAAGGATTAAACAACAGCGTCGTCGCCCCCTTCGAGTCTGAGGTGGCAAGAGTTCGAGTTCCAATGTAAGTAGCTCGCTCCAAGACATCGGTCAAATTACCCTTTGGGAGATTTTGCAGCTTGCTGGGAGTCTCCTCGTCGTAAGACATGTTCACAGGAATATCCGACGTAATGATTCCTGATGCGTGTACAACGTCGGTTCCAACCGACACTGTGGGAGGGGCAACCGCCCCTTCTACTAAGTTAATAGAGGTCATTGTTTGTAAAACAATTGTACCAGGTTCAACCACCTGATAAGGCTCTGGCGTGCGATCCTCCCAAGTCTGGAAGGATCCTTCTCGCATCATCTGACGCCAGTGAGAATACTCTCTGATTTTAAGCAGAGGGTTCCCAATCAATTGATTTTTAACTGCTAGAACGCGGGCACGCTGTAGCATGAGCTCATAAAACTCTTCTCCATGGTAGACTGACTCCCGCAACACTTCTGAAAGGGAAACGGCCCCGTGGTCGGCATGACTCAAAATGGAATCCTTCTTCATCAATAACATTCGGACCACCGAACGCTTATCAAGAGGGGGGATGTAACTCTGTAGCTCTTCATCCCAGACGAAAGCCCGCTTCAAGAAAGTCACCTCTGTGATAAGTTTCTTCACTGGTACAGGGCTTAACTTCTTGTCAGCATCAGTCATCTCTAAACCTAACTCGTACTTCCAAGCATGGAAATACATTTCGTCTGGGGCCACACGACTTGCCTTAACATTGTCATCGCCATATGTCACTAACGCCACATCTCGGCGAAAAGTTAAAGGAAAGTCAGGCACTTGGGGATTTTCTAAGAAGGTGCTAAACCACAATTCCACAGCAGCTCGATCCCCAGTATATCCAACTTGGCGGTAGTAGGCGTAACGTTCACCTATCGAAACGCAAGCACTGTTCGTTTCAACTGTTATGTCACACCCTGAGGGGTTGAAAAACGCTCTAAACATGTCATTTTTTATGGAATAAGTAACATGTTTCATCGCCAACACTAGTTGGCGTGCTCTCTTTGCGTCCACTTGGATGGCCCAGGCAACGGCATAGAAGAATAGGCTAACAAAGTCAAACAACACACCATTATATGACTTGTCCATCGCCTTCACATCTCCATCATAGAGTTGATCTAGCTGAGGACTAATCATACGCATCAAGTCTGCAATTCTATTGCATTCCGACGAGGTCATGTTTATACCCACGGCAC